ATGCACAGATCAAGGCTGCAAAGTTCAAATCTAATGCTCATCTCTACATCTCTGGACACAGACACAACTGGGCATTGGCTCAGATTGAGCTTGTTGAGCAAGAAACTACAGCTTGGTTGGCAAGAGCTAGAGGCTACAAGTATCACGACACATATGCGTTTGTGAAAGGTTTTGAGCAACAGAAGTATGGTCAGGCTATTCTTCAGGTAATAGATCCGACAAATCCTTCCGAGGTGTCATGGGTACAATGTTTTGCTGATCCTCACGAGGGTGCTGAGTATCTACAATATCGTAGATCGCTTCGCAAGTAACGGCAGCATAACCAGCTATGTCAACCCAAGAGTCAAAGTGAGTAGGATCATTCTGTAATCTGGAGAGTTTATTTAGAATATGCAAAGCACCAACATCAAATGGAGATATAGGTACGCCTAAATGAGCTTCATACAAAGAAGATGCTATGAGAAAATTGTCCGATGGACTTCCATAATTTTCACCACGTTCTTTTACAGCGTCTTTGGCTTTAGCTAATACAATGTCTCTAATTAAATTGTCCATAATACACCGAGGGTTAAATGACTGCCGAAAACATATTAAAGCTTAAACTGCTGCCAAGAGCAATGATGTTTGTGATGACATTGATGAGTTGGCGTGTAGTAGAGTGGTTTATGTCATTACCTGATCCCAGCCCATCTCAGGCGGGTTTGGTTTCTGTAGTCACTGGTGCTATGACTGGTGCGTTTGCAATTTGGATGAATCACGAGGGAAAAGATCATGTGGCAAGCACTAATAAACCCAATAGCTAGTTTAGCTGGTTCTTGGATGGAGTCCAAGGTTGAGCAAACAAAAGCCAAAGGAAGAGTTGCACAGGCTAAAGCTGAAGCAGAAGCAGAAGTTATGAAGGTTGCTGCTACGCATGAAGCTGGCTGGGAAAAGATCATGGCTCAAGCTAGCGACAATAGCTGGAAAGACGAAGCATGGACTATTTTGTTTATAGTTATAATAGCTATGTGTTTCATACCCATTACACAGCCCTACGTTGAGCGTGGGTTCGCCTCACTGTCTGCTACGCCAGATTGGTTCCAGTATGCTGTTTATGCCAGCATAGCGGCTTCATTTGGCCTTAGAGGACTGAAAGGTGTTCGTAAGTAAAGCCTTGAACACATCATCAGGATGAACCTTGCCATTTCTTTCTTGATATGACTTGAACTCTCTTGGTGGCCTTAAGTCCATACCGACATCTTTATCAACAATAACTTCTGTATGAGGTGGCAAGTATATGCCATTGGTATCAAAGTCTTGTGCTGTTGGGTCATCTTCAAACATAATGTGAATACCTTTAATTGCTTAGTTTAGCTAACATTAAATGGCAACAGAGCATGTTGTTCTCCCTAGAACCTGAGGCCCCCTTGACTGGGGGTCTCTTTTTTTATAGAGTGTTTGAATCACTTGCCCGACTCGGCAGTGGTGGGGAAGAGAAGGGGGTGGCTTTATGCTGCTCCCTTTTCGATTTTAGGGAACATAATATCTCTGTAGTCATCCCTATCACCATGCACTTTCATAAATAACTGCATTGTTGCTCTGTCACCAATAAACCTAACATCAAATTTTAGATCTATAAGCTGAACATCTGGTGATGTTGATTCACCTTCATCATCAAGACCAAGAATAAGACCGAAGCCAGCAAGAGGCTGTGGGTAATTACGGTGCATCCAGAAGTATTGATTCTCTACAAACAGTCCCTCGTCATCAAGAAAGACATCTACTCTATCATCATCATATAAAGGCACAACACAAAACAAGCCTGATGGTGCTTTAATGATTTTGCTGATTTCTTTATAATCACCGTTATAATCTACTGTAGTAATTTGTTCCATCTCAGGATCGATAAGATAAGCAAACATTTTATACTCCTTCCCCACCATTGTCGGTCGGGTTAGTTAACAAGTACGATGTCCTCTCCATCTCCGTCATGGAGAGCCTCGATCATTATGTGGCATATGCCAGCGACTTCGCCTTCTGTCATAAAGTTAGAGTGACCCCACTTCATGTAGGTGCTTTTGCCACGCTCTTCATTTGATAGTGTTACTGTAAGCATCATTTCGTCTAGTTCTGTAAAGGCAACTGAGACAAACAATTGACGATAGTCGCCATGTTTGCCCTTACCAGTAATCCATAGACAGTTTTCAACGGCATGTGCTTCTGAAGATAGGATGACAGCAGAAGCAGCTAATAACCTCTGCAAGTTTGAGTCAGAAAATACGTCCATCTGTCATCTTTCTTTTTGCTTCGACAAGCTTATGATCTGGCTTGTGTATTATTTCAGCACGAGAAACATAACAATCATAGCATTTTGTGTTTCCCGCTGCGTCAACCACAAAGCCACCTGTGCTACAATTTATCCATGCAGCACAGGCTTGACATAGTTCCTGTCTATGCAGCTTTGAGCTTGTTTTTCGCTTTCTTGAACTCATCAGTCACCTGTGATTTAGCTGCTTTGCCAAGAGTGCCGATAGCAGCTGAATGCTTACGCCACATACCATCAATATCATCAATTGACTTAGCTTTACTAAAGTCTTCAATAACAAGTGAGTAATCTACCTCATCAAGATCCATAGGCAAATCCTCACCAGCATAAACATTGAGGCCAAGACCGTGGAATGCGATAGCTTTGACAAGGCAACGTTGTAGTGCTTTGTTGACCTGACCGCCATCTGGGAAAGCAATGGACTGATTCTTCATGTCCATGCAGTAGTGAATCTCTGTATGAGATTGACCCTCGATTGTCACAGTGACAGCTACATATGTATGACCTTTAGTGTCACGCATAAATGGTAGCGGATTGTTCTGGTTGTCATGGAAGATGTGCTTCTCAAAGGTAGCTGATGGATACTTTTCTTTGACAAAAGCCCAAGCCCATGCCCAGGACAGATAGTCGAAGCGACCCTTCTGCTCTACTTCTTTAGATACATCAAAGCGTGATAGATTATGCCAGACTGAATCAGTCATTATTTGTCTCCTGTTTCAAATGCGTTTTTCATTTGCCAATATGAATTGTCAAGATTAACTATTTCTTCATAAGTTGGATGAGATAAGCACCTATAAGATTCCATAATATTGTTTACACTTAACATAATATTATTTAAGGACTCTAATTGGTGGCCGGACATTTTTGCAATTAAAGCTTTGTTATTTTTTATTTTGTCTTCTAATGCGATTTCCCATCGCTCTTTTTTCTTAGGTCTACCTCTAGGCATTCTTGTCCTCCTTAGGTGATATATGTGTGCATGTAAGTGTACCAGCACGAGAACGTGTGATACGAATCTTGTGACCCTTGAGGTTGCCATCTAGATCGTAATCTAGTCTGCGGCATTTCTCAGGTATAAGCTTCTTAAACATATCTTTGGCTTCGTCTGCGACTTTGACTGCTTGCTTGCTGTCAATGATATGCTGTGCTTGGAAACCAAACAGATGATTGTCTTCATCGCACCAGCCATCGAGGTCTTTGGCATTCATAACAAACATATCTGAATGATCGACAGGTGGCATTGCAATAGGATCATGTGGTGTCCAGCCTTGATAGTAAGACCAGAATGATTTGCAGTTGGATAGATAATCTTCACACCAGCTGTGGTCTTTGGTAAGCATACGCCACTCAATGCGGCAGCGAACACCAAACAAAGCAACGAAGTAGCAGCGGTCAACACCACTTACAATCATGTGATGCTGACATTGAGGCGCATAGAACTCTGCTAGCTCGTCAATGTCTTTAAAGCCGAAGTGCGCCTTGATCTCCAGAGCAGCATTATCACCAACAACACGCCCATCAAAGGTAGAATGGAGAGGCACATTGTTAACAAGAATAGTTTTGCCACCGCCACGAAAGTTGACTTGACGCCCTTCTTGTTCTGCCCATTTGTCGATGATGTATGGTTCAAGATAACTCCCTGTGTCCATAAGTAACTGGACTTGCTTGGTTGGTTTCCATACACGTTCACCACGCTTTTCTTGTACTAGCTTTTCCCACTCATCGTAGTTAGCTTCGACAATTACTTTTGCATCGGATGAACCTATGTATGTTGCACGTTCTTTTAGCTGCGCTTCTGTAAGCATCAGTGTCTCCCTTGATATAATTCAGGACTTAATCCCTCATCATACTCATTGGCTTGAAGCGTATCAGCGCATCTGTCACGAAACAGATCTTCATTGAAACGATTGTTTTGGGAAAATAGTCTTACCTTACGGATAAAGCTGTCTAGCTTCCGTGGTTGTATGTCGGCGGCTATTTCAGTGGCTAACCACTCAAAGTGCGCTCCTCTCAACTTCGGCATAATATTCTTCTCCTAGAATTTGTGTTTTTGATTTTTGTATGATAGTCCCCATAAGATCGTACATTGTCATGTCCATTAAGGATTCTTTTCCTGCAAGATAGTATGGGCAGTAATATGTAAGAATAAGAAACCTGTCGGTATCCTTAATCAGTACATTGTCGCCATCTTTTGGCTTTGCATCTGGGTCAATCAAAACCCAGTCTGTTGCGTCAATTCCCTCTGCGTGGATTGACACATCTTTTACTGGCATTTCAAAGGGTAAATTTGACATATTACGCCTCCTTTGATACCAGATTGCGGTAATTCTATGCAAAAAGCAAGCTCAATTCACATTGCTATTGACTTGAATGTTGTGAATGATCTTATAATGTCACCATGAATCATGCAGATACATTCCCTGATTATCTCATTAAACAGTTTAGCAATAAGCGTAATG